AATTCTTAATATTTCACCCTACACGTTAGTATGTTTTGAATCCCTAACGGTATCGACGGTCTTCCCTTTTGATCGAAGTTTTGCACTCCCTGTCGGAAATATGGGTGGGATGAGGTATAAGTACTGGAAATCGTCCCCTGCTGCCAAGTGCAGCTGGAAGGGGTAAGATGATCCATTCGTTAAGATTGTCATTCCCAAAGGTAAATCGTATAACGGTATGTATGTCAGAGCCGAGATCGGTCTGTATACATGTACATAAGGCACTTCACTGAAGAAAGGTACCTCGAATTCTGTTTTCTTTAAATCTGAAGTCAGATTAACATTAGCCATCACTAGTCCTGAACTTGGGGACGGATTGAATGAACTATCTATCCCATTTAATACTGCTATGTCTGCTCCATTTTGACATGTTCTCACACGTCTACTGCCTCTCCAAAATAGAAAAATAAATGATAAGGCTGAGAATAATTCCGCAAAATAACTTGGTGTCATTATTGGTTGGCTCCATGGATTTGTAAAATCCGCTGTTGTTTGCCAATTTGTGCTTGGAATTGCTGAAAATCTTCTAATTAAATCTTTCACTGTTAAAGATGTTTCAGTCATACAATTTCCTACTTCCATTGTGAACTTTGAAGGTTCTACAATAGGTTTGAAACTGCTTTTAAACCTGGTCACGATTGAAGTTTGTGCAATCATACGTGACGAGTCTAAATTTTCTCGTTTTTTAGCCACTTGTGTACCGGCCCATGGCAATGAGTCATAAGAATTTTTTGGTACTGCGAACTGGGTATCTTCGCCTCCGGATCTCCACACATTTAAATAAATTACTGGTGTGCTTGGTGATGTTGATCCTGCTATTGGTGTTATCATTCTTATTGACATTACAGGTGTATTTGGTACAACACTTGACTGTCCTGTCTTTCTCCAATATGTATTCCACAGATATGGTATTGTTACTTCTGTAATCGTGTCACCCTTGACATCGATAATCTGTGACGGAAGATCTCCGTTAATATTCGTTCCATTTATTAAAGAATATGAAATTTGAAATCTGGCTGAATAAAATGCACATGACACAAAGTGAAACATGTATTTCATTGATCCTCGCCAATACTGGTGCATACCGGCAAGGAAACACACATAATCACATGTGTTATAGCTAAAGATTGATGTTGCTGAATTAATTGGATGAACCACTATGTAAAGTGTATCATTCTTATTTGCAAACGAATATTGTGAATATAATCCTGGTAACATTGCTAACTCTGTTAACG